GTGGCTGTTCGGCACTAACTCGGTTGAGGTTTGGTACAACTCGGGCAACCCCGACTTCCCGTTGGAGCGCATCCAAGGCGCATACAACGAAATCGGCTGCATCGCCCCCTACTCAGTCGCCAAGCTTGACAACAGCGTGTTTTGGCTTGGCGCCGACGCGCGCGGTCAGGGCATCGTCTACCGGGCGCAGGGTTATCAGGGCGTGCGGGTGTCCACCCACGCCGTTGAGTTCGCCATTCAAGGCTACGCCGACATGTCGGACGCGCTGGCGTACACTTACCAGCAGGACGGCCACGCCTTCTATGTGCTTATCTTCCCGAGCGCCGAGACGACTTGGGTGTACGACGCCGCGACCAACGCTTGGCACGAACGCGCCGCACTTGACCGCGGGCGGTTCCGCCGGCACCGATCTAACTGCCAAGCGCGGTTCAACGCCGCGCCGTTGGTGGGGGACTTTGAGAACGGCAACTTGTACGCCTTTGACCTTGCCTACTACTCTGACAACGGCGCCGAGCAAAAGTGGCTGCGGTCGTGGCGCGTACTTGCGCCAGGGCAGAACAACCTTAAGCGAACGATACATCGCCGCCTGCAACTGGACTGCCAGACCGGCGTTGGCTTGTCGGGCTACGGTGCCTTTGATTCCGTCGATTTGCTTGCCGCCGAAACTGGCGATGTGCTGACCACCGAATCCGGCGAGGCGCTTCTGGTGTCCTTGGCGATTACGGACGGGGCTGACCCGCAGATGATGCTCCGATGGTCGGACGATGGCGGCCACACTTGGGGCAACGAGCATTGGCAGCCGGTCGGGCGCATCGGCGCTACGCAGACCCGCGTAATCTGGAACCGCTTGGGCGCTACGCTCAAGTCGCGCGACCGGGTGTACGAGGTATCGGGTGCCGACCCCGTTGTGACGGCCATCATGGGCGCTGACCTGATTCTGGACGGCACCAATGCCTAACACGACTACCATCCCCGCCCCGCGCGTACCGCTTATTGACGAGCGCACCGGCCTGATTTCGCGGGAGTGGTTCCGCTACCTCAACAACCAATTCCGGCTGACGGGCGGCGGTACGACCGACGCCACGCTTGCCGATCTGGAGCTGACGCCGCCCAACAACGTGACCGACGCCGAGTTGTCGCAAGTTGAAGCGGCGGTTCGCGGGTTGCAGGTCGGCCCGCCGCGGTTTGAGCCGAACCCCATCAACTACGGGCAGTTCTACGACACGACCACGCAGACGGCGGCGGCTATCAACACGGCCTATGCGATGCAGTTCAACACGTCGTCCAACCGCTATGGCGTGTACGTCGATCCGGGCGATTCCACCCGCATCAAGGTCACGCGCCCGGCGGTCTACAACATGCAGTTTTCGCTGCAACTGGACAAGACCGCCGGCGGCACCGGCCTCTTTTGGGTGTGGGGGCGCATCAACGGCAACAACATCGCTGACTCTGCCTCCGAAGTGCGCATCCAAGGCAACAACGCCGAACTTTTTGTTGCGGCCAATCTGTTTGTCTCCATGTCGGACGGTGACTACTTTCAGTTGATGTGGGCGGTCGATGACACGACCGTGCAGATACAATCCAAGGCGGCGGCGGGGGTAGTCCCTGGCATCCCCTCCGTCATCCTCACCATGACGCAGGTGTACATATGACCGTGTTTCTCTCCCCGCTGGCGGGTGCCGGCGCGCAGTTCTTCGACAACAACGGCAATCCGTTGGCGGGCGGCAAGATTTTCACTTATCAGGCCGGTACGACCACGCCAGAAGCGGCGTATACCGACGCTTCGGGGGCTACGCCGCACACCAACCCTATCATCCTTGACTCGGCAGGTCGGGTCACGCAGGAGATTTGGCTGACCGAAAGCGCCACGTACAAGTTCGTCCTCACGACGGCGGCGGACGTGACGCTTGGCACCTACGACGACCTAACCGGCCTCAACGACTTGAGTCTGGCCGGGGTCGCGTGGGCCGACATCACCGGCACCCCGACGACCGTTGCGGGCTACGGCATCACCAACGCCCTGACCACGACCGCCGCCGCGACGACCTATGCGCCGCTTGCCAGCCCTGCGTTCACCGGCACTCCGACCGTACCGGACAACGCTACGCCTAGCGTCAGTCATTCGGTGGGCTACTTGGACGCGCCGCAGAACTCCAAGACGGCTAGTTACGAGCTAGTGCTGGCAGATCGCAGCAAGTCCGTAGTGATGAACGGCAGCAGTCTGACGCTGACCGTCCCGGCCAACAGCGCCACGGCGTTTCCGTTGGGTACCGTCATCATCATCGTCAACCTCAACGCTACGGCGCTGTCCATCGCTATCACGACCGATACGATGACCCTCGCCAACAGCACCACGACTGGCACCCGCACGCTTGCGCGTAACGGTGTCGCTACCCTTATCAAGATTTCGGCGGCGTCGTGGCTTATCAGCGGGGCGGGGCTGACCTGACATGGGCGGCGCTACGCTTGCGTCCTTCTTCAACGGCAGCGTTGGCGGCGCGGGTGCCGGGGTGTACGACTACTCCGAACCCGGCACCGGCTCCGTTGTCATCCCCACGGGCGCAACCGGCGTCACCATCCAAGTGTGGGGCGGCGGCGGCGGCGGCGCCACCGGCTACGAGATTTTCTTGGCGCCCGGAGAGCCTGACATCATTGACGGCGGTGGCGGCGGCGGCGGCGGATACGCCAAGACCGTGCTAATTTTGAGCGGGCAGGACGGCAAGACAATCCTGTACACCGTGGGTGCGGGGGGCGCGGGCGCCGGATCGGCTACGGCGGGAGGCTTCTCCAACGCTTACAGCGGCACATACACCCTTGCGACCATGACCGCGAATGGCGGTCAGCCGGGTAGCGCCGACCCGCTACAAACGCAAGGCGCTGGCGGTACGGCTACGGGCGGCAACACTACAAACACTACCGGCAACGGTGGAGCGGCGTATACTTCGTTTGGCGCCGCCGGTATCGTGGGCGACGGGAGCTTGACGGCGGGAGGCGGCGGTAACGGCAGTTTCCTTGGCGGTCGGCCTGGTCAAAGCGGTCGCGTTCGCATGGTGTTTACTTTCTAGGGGTAGGTCATGGCAGTCAGCGTCAAACCCTTGATTCCGTCCAAGACGGCGGAGAACGCGCAAACCACGCAGTACACTGCGGCGAACGTGTCGGCCATCATCGACAAGTTCACGGCGACCAACTACAGCGCGTCGGCGGCTACGCTGTCGGTCAACTTGGTGACGCAGTACGACTCGACGGGCAACCAGAACTTGATCGTCAAGACCAAGACCTTGTTGCCGAACGAAACTTACACTTTCCCCGAACTGGTCGGCCACATCCTGGCACCGGGCGGGTATATTTCGACCATCGCCGGTACGGCGTCGGCCATCAACATCCGCTGTTCGGGCAGGGAAGTGTCGTGACGGAGCTGGTAGACGACCGAGCGCAAGCGTTGCAGGTCGGCTATCACGCGACCGACTGGAACGACCGCCCGTCATTTGACAGTTACGCCGCCGCGATGGAAGATTGGGACATCAAGGCGCTTGTCCGCAACGGCGTGTGCATTGGTGCGGTGTACTTCAACGGCGACGAGTTGCACGTATCCGTGCTGCCGACTTGGCGGCGGCGATGGGCGACGAAGGGCTTGCTAGCCAAGCTGTTTGACCGTGAACGGGTTGTCACCCGCGTAACGGACGGGCACGAATATATGCACGACATTTTGCGCCGCTTGGGCTTTGATGCCCATGACGGCCTGTATGTGAGAGGTCACGCAAATGGGCATTGAAACGGCAATCATCGGCTCCGCGCTTATCGGCGGAGGTATGTCCGCTCGCGCCTCGCGCAAAGCCTCGCGCGCGCAGCAGCAGGCGGCCGATCAGTCGGCGCAGTTGCAGCGAGAAATGTTCAACCGCCAGGTTGAACTCAACGAGCCGTTTCGGCAGGCGGGCATCACCAGTCAGAACGAACTGATGCGGATGCTTGGCCTTGGCGGGGACGCCAACTCGGAAGGGTATGGCAGCATCGGGCGGCAGTTCACGATGGCCGACCTTGAAATGGATCCCGGCTACGGGTTCCGGCTGTCCGAAGGCATGAAGGCGCTCGACCGCACCGCAGCGGCACGCGGGGGCATGATGTCGGGTGCTGCGCTCAAGGCCGCGGGTCGCTTCGGGCAGGACATGGCTTCGCAGGAGTACATGAACGCCTTTAACCGCGCACAGGCGCTCAAGAACGAGCGCATCGGCGCGCTTGGCGGCCTCTATGGCGCCGGGCAGATGGCCACCAATCAGGTGACGAACGCCGCCGGGCAGTACGGCGTCAACGCCGGCAACATGATGATGGAGTCGGGGCGCGCACGCGCGTCGGGCTACATCGGCTCTGCCAACGCCATCACCAACGCCCTCGGCCAAGCGGCTTTGGGGTACGGAATGTTTGGCGGCGGTGCGCGCGCGCCTACGTCTACCGGCGCTAACACGATGGCGGTCAACTATCGTCCGTCGCCGTACATCAGCGGGTTGGGCTGACGCCATGCCTATCATCGGTGACACGCAGATTCAGCCGGTCAACTTCCTTGAGCAGTACATGCGGGGGCAGGAGTTCGCGCGCGGTCGGCGTGTGAACGAGCAGGCCGATCAGTTGAACGCTTTGAAGCTCCAAGCCGCCGAGCGGGAGCAGTCAAACGCGATGCTGTTGCAGCAGGCGCTTGCGGGTGGTGCTGACGACGAAACGCTGATGCGCACGCCTGGGGGCATGAGCGTGCTTGAGGCGCGTGCGAGCTTGCAAGAGAAGCAAGGCACCGCTGCAACCAAAGACCTTGAGCGGCGCATCAAAGGCGCTCAGTTCTTGGGGCAGACGGCGGGGGCGTTCTTGAGCTTGCCGCCCGAGCGGTTGAACAAGGCTACGCTTGCGCCGTGGGTCAGCCAGATGACGAGCGCGGGGTTGCTGTCGCCCGAAGTGGCGGCGTATTTTGACCAAATGGCCGACGACCCGGCGCAGCTTGCGCAAGGATTACAGTTGTTGCAGCGGCAGGCCATCGGCGCAAAAGAGCAGGCCGAGCGGCAGTTTACGTCGCAAAATCTTGGCAACCGCGTTCAACTTCTTTCCACGCCGAAATATGGTGACGGCCCCGCGCAAGTTGTGCCGGGATCGCAAGCGGCGGTCGGGATGACGCCCTACGAAAGCGCGCGCATCGCCTTGGAGCGTCAGCAAGAGGCGCGGCTTGCCGCAGCAGCGGCGGGCGGTGGCGGCGAGGAAGGCCGCGTTGTCGCGCGGACGGAAACGGCGGCCGATGGCACCGTGCGGTTCTACAACAAGTTTGGCGACTTGCTCAAGACCGAAGCGGGCGCAGGCAAGCCGTCTGCGGCGTTTGAGCAGACGAAAACGGCGCGCGCGAACATGCAGCGCGATCTTGCCGAAGTCACGGCGAACTTGCGCGAAGTCACCAAAGACGGCGGCCTTATCGACCAGTCTACGGGTAGCGGTATTGGCCGCGCGGGAGATGTCGTGGCGGGTTTTGTGGGCCGCGCTACGCCTGGCGCTATCGCCATCGGCAAGTTGCAGCCGCTTGCCGATCAGGTTCTCAAGCTTGTGCCGCGCTTTGAAGGGCCGCAGTCCGACAAGGACACGCAGAGCTACCGCGAAGCCGCAGGTCAGTTGGCCGACCCGACTCTGCCGACCGCTATCCGCAAGGAAGCCGGCAAGACTATTCTGCGCTTGTACGAGCGCCGTCAGGGGCAGTTCACGCGCGAAGGCGCTGCAACCGACAACAGCGTGTTTGCCGAAGCCGACGCCATCATCGGACGCTGACACCTATGGCTACCGCTCAAGACTACGCCAACTGGATTGTCCGCAACAAGGACAAGAAGGGCACGCCGGAGTTTGACAAGGTAGCGCAAGCCTATTCGCTTGCGCGGCAGCGGGATGCGGCGCCACAGGCGGCTATTGCGGAGGCTGCCGCGCCCGAAGCGCCGCAGTCCCGGTCTTGGGGTCAGGTCGCTACCGAAGCCGTAGGCAACCTGCCGGGGTCGATGTTTGACCTTGCCGCAGGCACCGCCAAGGGTATGTATACGCTTGCGTCGGGGCTGGCTAATCCAACGCAGTTGATGCGGCAAGCCGTAGATGTTTTCCGAGATCCGGGGGCTATCGGGAACGCGCTGCGCGCGCGGTATGGCAGCGAAGATGCGCTCAAGAACACGATTGCCACCGACCCCGCAGGGTTCCTTGGCGATGTGTCTACCATCACAGGCGTTGGCGGCTTGGCGACCGGCAGCCGCACGCTGTCGCGGGTGTCGGCGCTTACCGATCCGCTTCGTCCCGCCGTAAACGTCTTGGGGACGGCGGGCAACATGGCCACGAACGCGCTGTCCAACGTCTATGTTGGCGGCAAAGCGCGGACGCTGATGCAGGCCGCCGAAGGTCGCGGTGACGAAATCATCAACGCGCTGCGGAACCAGCCTGAGATTGTCCCCGGCGCTACGCCGACCGCTGGACAGGCCGCGGCGCCGGTTGGTGCGACCCGCTTTGCGGCGTTGCAAGAGTCTGCCGAGAAGGCCGCGCCGTCCGAATACTTCGCCCGCGCGCAGGAACAGAACGCCGCGCGTGTGGCGCAAATTCGCACCGTGGGGCAGGACACCCGCACGCTAGAGCTGTTCCGTCAGGCGCGCAAAGTCGAAGCGAACTTGCTTTACGGCGCTGCTGGCGCAAAGACGGTTACGCAGGATGCGGCGCTTGAGGCGCTGCGGCAGCGCCCGTCAATGCAGCAGGCGTTTGCCCGCGCTGAGACGCTAGCCTCCGAACAGGGGGCTACCTTCGGCGGTGTGGCCAACGGCAACCGCACATTCACCGTGGCGGACATGCACTTCGTAAAGCAGGCGCTAGACGAAATGCTGACCGACGCTGCAACCACCGGCCTTGGTAAAACCCAATCCGCTGCGGTCAACAAGACGAGAGACAGTTTCGTAGATTGGCTGGAACAGCGCGCACCCGAATACAAGACCGCGCGCACGGCGTTTGCCGCGCGCAGCAAGCCCATCAACCAGATGGAAGTCGGGCAGTTCTTGGAAGGCAAGCTCACTTCGGCGCTGCAAGGCGACGAAGCTCTGCGCGCCGGATCGTTTGCGACGGCGGTGCGCGAAGCGCCTGGCACCGTAAAGCGTGCCACCACCGGCCAAGCGCGTGCGCGCGACTTGTCCGACATACTCACGCCCGCGCAGGTCAAGGCGGTCAATTCCGTGCGCGACGACTTGGCGCGCGAGGCCAAGTACAAGGTGCAGGCGCGTGCGGCGCGACCGCTTGGCCCGGATGCCCGCACCGCCGGCACGGAACTGTTGATTGAGGTTGCAGGCGGTGCGCAACTGCCGACGCTGCTCAACCGCGTCACTACCGTGGCCAACGCCATACTCAAGCGCGCATCCGGCAAGATGGACGAAAAAGTGGCGATGGAACTGGCGCTAGAAATGCTAGACCCCAAAAAGACCGCCCTAGCCATTGAAGCCGCGCAACTGCGTGCGGCGCGGGCAGCGCGTGTGACCGACCCCGCCCGTGCAGCCGGGCGCGCTCTTGGCCGCGCCGCCACGCCTATCGGCGCGACCACCAACCTTCTGCAATCGGCGGCAGCGCAGCCGCCCCCCGAAAACCGCAACGCCTTGAGGCCACAATGACCGACCTGTTGAAAGGCGCGTTCAAGTCGCGCACCGTCTGGTGGAACATCCTGCTTGCAGTCTTGGGCGGTCTGGAACTGATCGGCGGGCATCTGACCACGCTGTTCGGCGCCAAGGTGGCTGCGGCTATCCTCGCCGTGGGTGCGCTTGCCAACCTCGTACTGCGCGCCGTCACCACGACGCCGCTGCGGGACAAGTGACGTGTCCGGCCTTTCGGATACGCAGGATGACCGCCTGCGGTCGGTCGAGCGTCTGGCGCTTGGCACCTCGGCGGCGCTGAACGATCACTTGGTTGAGTGCGCCGAGCGCAGTCGCGCGACCACCATCGCCGTGTCGGAACTGACCGTGCAGGTGCGCCACCTGACCGAAAGCCAAGCGTCCCTCAACAAGTTGCTGCTTGGCATCGGGCTGCGTATTGGCACCGGGTTGGTCGCGCTCGTCATCGGCCTTATCGGGCTGGTGTTCTACTTCGTCACAGGAGTCAAGCCATGACTGAGCCGCGTTGGCTGATGCACGCACGGCAGTTCGTCGGCGTGCAGGAAATCCCCGGCAAGACCACCGCGCCTGTCATCGCCCGGTGGCTGCGGCAGCTCAACGCTTGGTGGACGGATGACGAGACGCCGTGGTGCGGTGCGTTCGTCGGCGGGTGTCTCACCGACATCGGCCTTGCCAAGCCCAAGGACTGGTACCGCGCGCGGGCGTACCTCAACTACGGCTACCCGCTGCCCAAGCCGCAGCCGGGGTGCATCGTTGTGTTCAACGGCGGCCTCAAGCGTCCTGGCGGTGGGCACGTCGGCTTCGTTGTCGGTCAGGATCAGTGGAACCGGCTGATGGTCTTGGGCGGCAATCAGGGCAATGCCGTCACCATCGCCCCGTTCGTCAAGAGCCGCGTGTTGGGCTACCGATGGCCGCTAGATGCGCAGCCGCCCAAGACGAACGGCTTGCCGCTGTTGGCTGACAACGGGCAGCCGGCGAGCGACAACGAGGCGTAGTGGATACGCTGCCCTGCCGGGTGTGCTTCTGGTCGGCGTTCCTCACCCGCAAGGATGACCGGGTGTGGTGCAGCCACGCCGTCCATCATGGGTGGATGACCGACAAAGCCGCTTGCGACGGGAAAGCCTTTCAGACAGACTTGCGGCCATGATGCCCGTTTGGCTGCTTCGCTACCTGCCCCACCTGATTGCCGCCGTTGCCGTCGTGGCGGCTGCGGCATGGGGCGTCCACAAGATCCGCGAGGGTGTGCGCGATGAACTGGAACCGGAAATTCGCCGTCTGGAGACTGAACTACGGGTTGAACGCGCTGATCGCGCGCGTGCCGAGACTGCCCTCGACGCCTACCGGGCGGAGCTGGATGGTCTTGCTAGCCGGCCTCGGCCTGCTACTCCTGTCCGGCTGTGCCGCGCCGCCCCCGTGCGCAGCCCCAAGCCGCCCGCCGAAAGAGCTGATGCTGCCGCCCCCGCCGCCGGGAGCGATGCAGGACAGGCTGGAGCGGATTCTGGAGAAGGGTCAGGGCCAGACATCGGCCCCGACCTCCGCGACCTCGCAGCCTCCTGTGACGCCATAAGCGCACGCTTACGCGCCCTGCAAGGGTGGGTCAACCTCGCGCCTGACGCGCCTCGGCCATAATCTCGTCGCGCTCGCGCGCGGCGCGCATCGACGTGTACCGCTGGTGCAAGCGTTCAAGGAACACCTTGCGGCGCTGACCGTTGCGTTCGGCCACCAACAGTTCAAGCACCTGTTCCTCGCCCATGCCCTTCATAGCGGCGTTCAGTTGCGTCCAGTTCATTCGGTCAACTCCTTCATGGCTATGTCGGATACCGCACGCTTGTCGTGCAGCGCCGACCAGATACGCTCGTCAATCGTCTGATTGGCGAGCAAGACATACACCCACACATCCTGCCGCTGGCCGCTGCGGTGCAGCCGGCCGATGGTCTGTTCGTATTCCTCTAGCGACCACGGCAGCGACAAGAACACCATATGGCTTCCGCCGTGCTGCAAGTTGAGGCCGTGGCCGGCCGAGCGCGGGTGAATCAACAGCAGCGGCACCTCGCCCCGGTTCCACCGATCCACTACGCCTGGCTGGTCTATTGTGGCGGCATGGGGGTAGCGGCGCAACAACTCTGCTTGTTCCTCAACGTAGTTGTAGACCACCACCGTGTTCACCCGCTGGTTGCCGTCGAGGACTTCCTCTAGCAAATCGAACTTGTGGTTGGAAAACCACACGGGAGTCTGCGTGACGATGAACTTGCCCGGCTTGGCGGGGTTGGGTGTTTTACGGGTGTCGTACACCCATCCGCACGCCATCTGTTGAAGCTTCTGCGTGACGGCGCCCGCGTTGACGGCGACCGCTTGCGCATCGGGGAAGCGCACCACGAAGTCTTGTTTCATCTTCTGGTAGGGTTCGCGGTCGGTCAGGTCGGTTCGCAGCGGGGTGACGTGCAGCGGCGGCAAGGTGTCGGCGTACTCGCCAGGCTCAAGCACGAAGGTTGCGTGCTTGATGCGCGCCATGACCTGCTCCAACGATCCGCGCGCCGGCTCCCATTGGCCGTGGTCGCGGTTGATGCAATGGAAGTACTGTTGCAGGAACGCGCCCTTGGAGCGGCCAAGCAACGACTGGTCGATGATTTTGCATTGGCCGAACACGTCCTCAAGGCCGTTGGACGTGAAGCTGCCGGTCAGCCCCCACCGGATGGGGACATCTTCCAGGCGCTTAAGGATAGCCTTGAACCGCACGCCGGAGGGGTTCTTGAGCCGCGTCAGCTCGTCAAACACCACGCCGTCAAAGTCAAACCGTTGCCCCGCAAGCCACGCCAGATTTTCGTAGTTGATAACGACCACGCGGGCATCGGATGCAAGCGCCGCAGCCCGCGCCTTGGACGCGCCAAGCGCCACCGCCACCTTGATATCGGGCGCCCACAGCGTTGCCTCTGTCGGCCACACGTAGCGACAGACGCGCAGGGGTGCAACGACAAGCCACCGCTTGACCACCCCATCGCGCAGGGCATCCCGCATGGCCGTGAGCGCCGTAGCGGTCTTGCCGGCGCCAACCCACGCCAACATCATCGCCCGGTCATGCTCGTAGAGGAAGTCAGCCGCCGTTTCTTGATATGGCCGCAACGAAAGCATCGGCGTCCTCCTTCGTCCAGATCGTGACGTATGACTGGTTCAGCCGCTTCATGTCCGCAGCGAACAAGGCTTGCAGCGGGTCGATGCGCCCGCCCTTGACCTTCAACTCCACGAACCAAGTGCTACCGTCCGGGAAGCAGGCGATGCGGTCGGACACGCCGTTCTGCGTCGGGGATCGGAACTTGTAGGTCTTGCCCCCGGCAACCTGCACCGCCCAATCGAAATGCGTTTCTAATTCGGACTCTTTCATGCCGCTAGACTATCTGAAAAGGTAATGCTTGACAACCTGATTTGTTGCCCGTATGCTCACGGTTCGTTCAATCCACTATCGGAGTCTCATATGGCACACAGCACTATTGTCGGCGGGTCAACCGCCAAGCGCGTCATGGCCTGCCCTGGCAGCGTCAAGTTGGTTCAGCAAGTCCCGCCTAAGCCCGCATCCAAGGATGCCCTGCGCGGTACTTTGCTTCACAATGTCATCGCGCACATTCTGGAGCATGACGAACCCGCCGCGAGCTTTTTGGGCGCAGCCTACGAGGGCGAGGAACTTACGCCCGAACTGATGGAAACCAAAATTCTGCCTGCGTTGGCGATGCTTGATGCCATCGACCCCGACAAGCAGATGGAGTTTGCCATCGAAGCCGAAGTCGGGTTCGGTGACTTGCTCCCCGGCGTGTTCGGATCGGCTGACTTGCTTGGCCGCATCGGCAAGCGCGCCATCGTCTGGGACTGGAAGTTCGGTGACGGCGTGCCGGTGTCGCCCGTTGAAAACGAACAGCTCATGTTCTACGCTGCCGCCGCCATGCGCACGCCCGCAACCAAGTGGGTGTTTGACGGCGTGAGCGAAATCGAGCTTGTTATCGCTCAACCGCCCGCCGACCCCAAGCGATGGGTCACAACGCCCGACCGCATCCGGCGCTTTGAGGCTGACTTGACGCTTGCCGTCCACACCGCGTTGCGACCCGATGCGGCGTTTGCGGTGGGCGATCATTGCCGCTGGTGCGCCGCCAAGCCTATCTGTCCGCAGATGACCGGCGCGGTTGACCGGGCGTTGCAGAAGTCCATCAAGGAACTGGACGCCACGCAGCTTGGCGTCATGCTCCAACGCGCGGACATCCTTGAAGGCTGGATCAGCGACTTGCGCGCCCTTGCGCTCCAAGTGCTAGAGTCCGGCAACCCGGTGCCAGGCTTCAAGCTCGTACAGAAGCGCGGCACCCGCAAATGGGTTGACGAGAAGGCGGCGGAAATCGCCCTCGTCGGCCTCGGAATCGACCCGCTTGTGACGGAGCTTGTCTCTCCGGCGCAGGCGGAGAAAAAGCTGAAAGCCGCCAAGAAGGTTCTGCCGGAAGGCTTGACCGTCATGGCGTCGTCAGGCACCACCCTCGCGTCGGAAAGCGATTCCCGGCCGGCGGTGATGCAAATTGGGCAGCAGTTGACTGCGGCTCTTTCTAAACTTGCGTAAGGAGTATTGATCATCATGTCGAATGAAATCTCGTTGTTCCAGAAGGCCGGCCTGCCGGCGCCCGCTACCCTCGCCACCGCCCTCAAGTCGCTCGACACGGCGGTGGGTACGGTCGGTGTGACCATCCTCAAGATGGACAAGACCGGCCATTGGGTGTTCGGTGCCGATCAGACCGAAGTGGAGGACGACTCTACTTGGGCGGTCAACCCGTTCAGCTTCATCCACGGCTTCATCGCGTGGGGTGCGGGCGAGGTGTTGGGCGAGAAGATGGGGCCGGTTACGCAGCCGCTTCCCGAGATTGGCCCGGCGCCCGAGGCCGCTAAGAAGGGGTGGGAGACGCAGGTGGGCTTCTCGCTCAAGTGCGTCAACGGTGAGGATGCGGGTCTTGAAGCCCGTTACACCGTGACGAGCGTGGGCGGCAAGCGTGCCGTGCAGGGCTTGGCAGCGGCGATCGCCGCGCAGGTCGAAGCCAACCCTGACCTGCCGGTGCCGGTCGTGCGACTCAAGAAGGAGCATTACCAGCACAAGATGTACGGGCGCATTTTCACGCCGATCTTTGAGATCGTCGGGTGGGTGAACCTTGACGGCAACGGCACCAGCGCCGCTGTTGCCGAGACGCCTGCGGCTGACGAGGCGGCGCCGGGTCGCCGTCGCCGTCGGGCGTGAGCAACCGGCCGGGGGCGGTTCGCGCCGCTCCCGGCCTTCTTCTTGAGGGTGGAAGGATGAACAAGATTGAATTCGGCGACTGCCGCGACACCATGCGGCGATGGGCAGCAGACGGCGTGAAAGTGCAGACCTGCGTGACCTCGCCGCCGTATTTCGGGCTGCGGGACTACGGCCACGAAGGGCAGATAGGTTTGGAGCCTACGCCCGAAGCGTACATTGCTGCGATGGTGGAAGTGTTCCGCTGTGTGCGCGATGTATTGGCCGACGATGGGACGCTGTGGCTGAATCTTGGGGATAGTTACGCAAGACAGGCCGGGGATGATTCAACTAAAGCGACCGATACCGGGTTTGGTGAGGGGCGAGGAACTGGCCGTACTGGAAAGTCTCATTTGTTATTCAAAACAGGAAACAATCGCCCACCAGAGGGCTTAAAGCCTAAAGACCTTATCGGCATCCCGTGGATGCTGGCCTTTGCCCTTCGCGCTGACGGCTGGTATTTGCGCCAAGACATCATCTGGCACAAGCCGAACCCGATGCCGGAGTCGGTGCGCGACCGCTGCACAAAGGCGCATGAATACATCTTCCTGCTGTCAAAGTCGGAGCGGTATTACTTCGACAGCCATGCGATTGCCGAGCCTGCTCAATACTTCGGCAAAGACAATCGCAGCGGCAAAGGGAACATCCGATACGAGGGCAAGCGAACCGAAGGCGATGCAAAAGCAAACGGGCAGCAGTCGTTCGTGACCATTAACGAAACTCGCAACAAGCGCAGCGTGTGGACGGTCACGACTAAGCCTTACAAGGGCGCACACTTCGCCACCTTCCCGCCCGACCTGATAGAGCCGTGCATCCTCGCCGGATCGCGGCAGGGCGATGTTGTCCTCGACCCGTTCATGGGCAGCGGCACCACGGCGCAGGTCGCGGTGCAGCATGGGCGGCAGTATCTTGGCTGTGAGTTGAATCCGTCGTATCACGAACTTCAAGAAAAGCGGGTGCGAAATGTCCAGCGTACTTTGGCTTGACTTTGAAACCCGTAGCCGGTGCGACCTCTTTAGCGCGGGGGTCTACAACTACGCGCGCGATGCCAGTACCGAAGTGCTGTGCATGTCCTACGCCTTTGACGATGAACCCGTCACGACATGGCTCCCCAACATCCCGTTCCCCGAGCGGGTGGCCAACTTCCGTGGGCAGATACGCGCACACAACGCCGCATTTGAGCGGCTGATCCTGTGGTACATCTGCCAGACTGACCACACGCTGACGCAGTTCTATTGCACCGCCACCCAAGCGCGTGCCAACTGTCTGCCTGGCTCCCTTGAGGATATCGGTCGCGCCATATCCTCCAAGATGCGTAAAGACCATCGCGGCTCGCAGCTCATTCGGCTCCTGTCCATCCCGCGCGCGGACGGTACCTTTAACCAAGACCCCGCGCTGATGGCCGAAATGGTCGCTTACTGCGAACAGGACGTGCGCGCCATGCGCGATGTCAGCAAGGCCATGCGCGACCTGACCGATACCGAGCTTGCCGACTACCACGCCAACGAGCGCATCAACGACCGGGGCGTGCGGGTAGACCGTCCGCTTTGCCAAGCCGCCATGCGCTACGCCACCGCCGAGCTTGTGGAAATCGAAGAAACCGTGGCGGAAGTCACCAAGGGCGAAATCACATCCGTGCGATCCCCGAAGATGCGGGAATGGGTGTGGGAGCGCGTCGGTGATGAAGCCCGTAAGCTGATGACCGTCTACAAGGACGGCGAGAAGAAGCAGTCCATCGACAAGACCGTTCGGGCGAACCTTCTGGCGATGGATAATCCTGAGCAGGTGCCACCCGAGGTGGCCGAAGTCATCCAATGTGCGGATGATTTGTGGGCGTCATCCGTCGCCAAGTTCAACCGTCTCAACCAACTCGCTGACGTGGAGGATTCCCGTGTCCGCGGAGCCTTTGTTTTTGCAGGTGGAAGTGCAACTGGCCGCGCTTCATCCTACGGCGCACAAGTCCATAACTTTACGCGCAAGGTTAGCGCCGACCCCGAGCAGACCCGTTTCGCAATGGTACGTGGTCACGATATCGTCCCCAAGTACGGTAAGCGCGTCACAGACGTTCTTAAGGGAATGCTGCGCCCTGCTATCATCCCCGCCGAAGGACACGCCTTCGTCGTAGCCGACTGGAACGCCATCGAAGCGCGGGTGCTGCCGTGGCTTACCGATGATCGGCTCGCAGAGGACACCCTCACCGCCTTCCGCGAAGGCCAAGACATCTACAAGCGCGAAGCCGCCAACATCTACCGCACGACCCCCGACGCCGTGACCGACGAGCAGCGGCAAATCGGCAAGGTCGCCATCCTCTCGCTTGGCTTCGCAGGCGGCGTGGGTGCGTTCAGCGCGATGGGCCGCAACTACGGCATCACGCTACCCGAAGCCCAAGCGCAGCAGATCGTGCGCGCCTGGCGGCTTGCTAACCCGTGGGCGGTGCGATTCTGGGACAAACTGGAAGTCGCCTACATGCGCGCCATGCGCCACCCCGGCTACCCTGCCAAGGCCGGACGGGTCGCCTACTACTACGACAAGCAACACCTGTGGTACGCCCTGCCTTCGGAGCGGATTTTGTGCTATCCGTTTGCACGGTTAGAGAAGGATGGGGTATCGTACCTCAAAGCCTCATGGAAGCCCGCCGCCGATGCCACCGAATGGCCGCGCGCGCGGTTGTGGAAGGGACTTGCGGCCGAGAACATCACGCAAGCCACTGCCCACGATGTACTCCGCGAGGCGCTGCGCAAGCTCGACAAGGTGGTTCTGCACGTGCATGACGAAATCGTACTGGAAGTGCGAGAAGCCGACGCCCCTGCGGCGTCCGCGATGCTTGCGTCCGTGATGAATACCGCGCCCGAATGGGCGACGGATCTGCCGCTTAAAGCCGGCGTCAAGGTAATGACCCGCTACGGCAAGTGACAAAAAAAGACCCGCCGGGTTAGGGCGGGTCGAAGGCACACAAGAGGAAACGACATGCAATACCTGGACTATCTTACACAAATCGCCCCGGAAGGGGAAACCCTTTTGTTCGTCCGGCAGAAGCCCGT